AAATAAAAAAAGGTATGAAATATTTCATACCTTTTTTTTTACTTATTTTACAATTGATATACAATCATTCTTTTCATACACAGCGTCTAGCTTATCTTGCTGTTTATATAAAAGAGGATCTTTTAGCTTAGCATCGACAAAGCCTTTTAATCTAAGAGCACTACTTGCACTATTTGCATCGCATGGATATTCACCAGAATAACATGTATATGTATCAGCAAAATCTACTCCAAGCTCCACACCATTTAGAATAATCTCCTTTTTACTCATTTTAAGTAGAGGAGCTCTCACCCTTACATCTACTTCACGGTTAAGCATACATATATCATTCATCTTGTCTACAAACTGTATCGAGCCATCCCAATAACCAGCAAGACTATCAGCTTCTGCTGCGCCGTACCATACTTCATCAGCTTCCATTTTTTCTGCATATGATAATAATATACTTAGAAACATTAAATTACGAAATGGTACATATGATTTAGGTTGTGCCTCACCCATTATATCTTTTACATCAGGTGTATCTATATTATCATTAGTAAGAGAAGACGTATCAGCTATATCCTTAATATAAGTAACGTCTAATAATTTATTGGTAAATATAACACTAGGGAATTCATGCTTAGCATTTACTAATTGCTTTTCAGCTGCTTCTAACTCTTTACTATGACGTTGACCGTAATCAAACGTCACTGTATGTACTTGTTTATATTCCTCAGCTGCTTTATAGAGTAAAACAGACGAATCAGCGCCACCGCTAAGGGTAATTACTATTTTATTTTTCTTTATCATTTAATAATTTTATATTCAATTTTTCTATAATCTCTGAATAAGAAGTAACTATATCACCATTTTCGGTAATTAAAGTTGGTATAGACTTAATACCGTTCTTAGAACAAAACTCTTTATTTTGATCTGCGTCTATATATTCAACTTCAATTTTAGCTTCTGCTATTTCTTTTCTTAATAATTTACAAGGTCCGCACCATTTAGCTGTTATAATTTTATTACCCATTCTCTTCTACTTCATCTGGTATAATTTCATCTTCATCAGATTTATTACTATACTTCCATTCTTGTTTAATTTTTTCTTCTACTACAGGTATAATAGTGTTATCCCACAGTTCCGTATCATCTTTCCACTTACTATAATACCCAAGTTTCTTACCATCTGGTAATGTATAAGTAGAACCAGTTTGTATTACTGCTCCTAAACCTACTGCAAGATCTAATAACCCGTAATACTTATTTAGACCCTTATCAAAAGATAGATACATTTCACCTTGCAAGTATTGCTTTACGAAACGATTCTTTACAGTTAATGCTCGTAGAATAACACCTGAATAATTCTTTTGACCAACTGCTAGTTTACCGTCTGTATTTTTATCTTCTTTAACAGGCTTACGAGCTAGTTGAATAGTAACTGAAGGAAGGTAAACAGTAGCAGTACCACCAGGCATTGCTTTAACTAAAGAAGGAAATAATGCAGCTGGATCCTCATAGATATGATTAGTAGCTAAAATAGTAGTTTTAGTTAATCCTGATAACTGAGTCAAGGTACGTAATAAAGATTTCATAGCTTTAGCTCTACTACCCATATCAGCACTTACATTACCTTTAGTCTGACGATTAATCTGCAATTGACTTTCCATATTACCCAATGAATCAATAGCTATAATAAATTTACCTTCTTGACCATTTTCTTTCACTTTAGTTAAGAAGTCAAAAATAGTATTACGACATTCTTCGATACTAAAAACCGGTACATATTTAACTTTACTAACATCTAGTCCAAGAGCTTCTGCACCGTCTTTATCAATAGCGTTTTCACTATCAAAAATAACTGGAATTAGACCTTCCTTTTGAGCGTTAGCTAAAATCTTCTGAAGGATGAATGACTTGCCGGTCATACTAGGACCAGCTAAAAGAGTCATTCTATTTTTTGGAATACCACCAAAAAGTGAACCTGAAACAATACCGTTAAGTACCATCGAACCCGTATCTAACCAACCATCTACATTGCTAATAGCACTTTCATTTAAGAAAGATGCATATGGATTAGATTTATCAATTACAGATAAAATATCATCAATTTCTTTACTCATATACTACTATTATATAACCGTTCCTTCTATAATCAAATATTTCTTGAGTTATAATCATAGGAAACCTCTCAGATAAATCTGAGAGGTTTTATTATTTTATTATTTTATTATTTTATTCTTCGTCGAAAAGCTTAATAACTTCTGGCTCTTCATTATTACCCGCTGCGGGTGCATTTGGTACTAAAGTTGGGTTGACAATTTTTTTGTATTGTTCAACAATACGACTTTCAATTGAAAATCCTGTACCAACAGCGATATTACTCTTTCTATACGTGAAGTAATTATCACGTGATTCATTACTATCAGGTGTAATAAATTCTTGAAAAAACAAAGGAAATAATTGGACAGCCATTTGACCTTGCTCACCTTGCTGAACAATAATCATAACTGGATTTTTTGCGACCAATTCTTCAGAGGTTTCTTTTTCAACCTCTGTAAAAACAGCGCGACCTGCGTTATCAATAAATGTAATATAATTTTTTTCTTCCATGTATATATTTTATATTATAATAATGGTATATCAACTTAAAAGATCAAATAAGTTTGTCATCACTGCATTGCCAGGCTTTTGAATAGCCCATTTAACATTATCATAAAATCTTTCAATAACTGCATATAGATTTTTTTCAAACATTTTATCATAATCAACATGAAATATCTTTTTAAATTCTTCCGGGTAATAATACTTATATGCTAAGCTTGGTAAATTATACGGGTTAGGTTGTTGTAAGTAAAAGTATCTAACTTTATCTCCTGAACTAATAGTTTCATACTTCTTTTCTATATCAAACTTTTTTAGTAACATATTATGGTAATAAGCAGCTTTTACATGAATAGGCATGCCTTTTGCAGTCTTCCAACCATCGCATTGACCTGCATATTTTTCATAACCTTTCAAGCCAGATACAAAGGTAATATCTTCAACTGGTAAGTCTTTAAATATTTTATACGTCTTATCCAGTACAGCATTAGTTTTAGCTATATTTTGAGTGGATAACATTGTTTCAATTATATCTTTAACGTGAGGTTTAATAGCATCGGGCATTGTACTCCTAACAACCTCAACTCCAGTATACTTGTACTTATCCATTGGTATACCTTCATCATCTAAAATATGCATAACGTAGCGTTTCTTCTGTAAAAATATACCGGTATCAGCAATTACTTCTCGTTTAAAGATAAATCTACAGTCTTTAGAATTTAAGTTTTTACCACCCCATATTTTAATTTCAGCATTTAAGAAGTCTTCAATATTCTGCACCTCATTATGAAAGTCTTGAGTTAACTTACCATTTTCGTCAGTAAAAGTTAAACCTGCTTTAACAAGAGGTTTCACTGAAATATAACTACTATCGGTATCGTTATATATGATACAATCATTAAGAGTTTTTTCATCCTCGATGTTAGTTTTTTCCTTTATATATTTTTTCAGTAATTCATTTGATTGTTTAATAACCGCTTGACCTGTCAGTGTAATTGATGCTGCAATATCATCATCACCAAAAGGTGCATGCTTGTTACCAAAGTAACCGTAAATAGAATTAATCAAAACTTTAATACATAACTGCTTAGCATCTAATTGTTCTATCTCAAATTTAAGTTCTTTATTTTTATTTTTACTATACTCTCTTTTGAGTTTACCGAGTTTAGTTTTAACTGCAACTCTCTTATCATAATAATAATCTAAAATTTCTGGCATTACCCCTTTAAATTTTTGTGTAAATAGTACATTTGCCTTACTAATAGCTATCTCTTCCTTTTTACAGAACTTTAAAAACTTTTCATGTGTTAAAGTAAAGACCTGGCCATTAGCATGCCGTATAACTATTTCATTATTATTTTTATCTTCGATTTTACCTACTTTAGTTTCCGGAGACATATTAAGAGATATCATCACATTCGGATATAGAGAATTAGCATCAAACGATATAATATTTTCTTGAAAACCTTTTAAAGGTTCACCAACATACGCCCCGGGGTTTTTACCAGTATCTGCATTCCTAATAAATGAAGGTACACATTGACCACGCTTTCTTGATATAACAGCAGTTGCACCATTAATTACCGATAGAGATCCCATAGCAGCTTCAAAGGTAGTTAAACCTACATAAGCTAACATCTTAATCAGTTCTGTATACTTTAGTTTATCTTCTAAGTTAGTTAGTAGTCTAACGTCTTGAATATTATATTCAACAAACGTTTGCCAATCAGTATCAGCAAGAGTTGCAAGATTCATATTACCGAAATCTACTTTCTTTTCACCTAACTCAGCTTCACCAATTGCATCAAGTTTATAACTTTCTTTAACACCAACCGAGAAACGTTTATATACATCTAAATAGTCAATCAATGAAATACCTTCAACGTACCAACGTTGCTGTTCTTGACCAAACTGACCACGTATTGTTCTACTATAAACCTTACCTGATGGTGATATTCTATTAGTCCATTCCTCACCAAGTATACGAGTACACCTATTTAAGATATAAGGTAAATCAAAAAACTCACTATTCCAACCTGACATAATATCAGGATAATCTTTTTCAACATACTCAATAAACTTCATAAATAACTCTCTTTCAGAAGAGCATTTAACATAAGTTACATCTTTATCTTTATTATTAAATTCGCCCAAACCAAACGTATGGTAATGACGATTTAAAGAATCAAAACAAGTAATAACATTACAGGTATGGGTCGGGTCTTGAGGATTAGGAAACTCATCTGGTGAATAAGTCTCGATATCCAAGAACATCACTTTAATGGGGTTTTTACTAAAATCAGACGTTTCATTAACTTTCCAAAATGTATCAATTAAGTATTGTTGAACAGCAGGTTGGTTTTCAAACACCCTTTTAATCCCAGTATCTTTAATATACTTGAATCTATCGTATTGAGTCCTAAAACTCTTTTTAACTAATTTAGTACCAAATATTGATTCATACTCACCTTTACCTTCAACATAGAGATAAGGGTCATACGATGTAGTAACTTTAATCCTTTTACCATTGGTATCCCAGGTAAATAGGTTAATACATCTTTCACGGGGATCATAGTATATATTACGATAACTCACCCATTTATTATAGCACGGTTCCTAATTATATCTACTTAAATTTATCCGTTTAGGGTCACCTACATTATATTGATATAGTTCAGTATAGCAATCGATATTTTTATCATCTTCTAACCATCTTGTATCAGCATACTGTTTTGCTTTCCTACATAAAGCTTTGTAACGTTTTCTATCTTGTAAAGTAGTTTCAATTTGAGCAATCATTTCATCACCAGTTCTAAATTTAATTGGTGCATTTTCATATGTGCATAAGTCTTGACAAGCAATCGGTAAACCTAATGCACAAGCTTCAATATATTTTAAATCTG